CTTCTACGCAAGGTCACCAATCTTCGCCTGAACAAAGATATTCTTACAGCGAAGCTCGCCCATGGTGTAGAGTAAGCCCCTAACCACCAGCGCATTAGCTGCGAAGAAGTCACGATTCTCAATATACTGCGTAGGTTGAGCAACCGCAATCTCCATATAATCCGTGTCTAGAACGTAAACATTAGACCCACCAACGCCACCAGCCGCCGTAGCCATCTTCGGCACATCAGCATCGGGAAGAATAGGAATTCCCATATAGGTAGCTAGAACCATACCAGTCCTAGTGCCGGGGAAAGTCCTCTCTGAACCAACGCCTACCTGATACTCTTCCTGACCCATATACCTCTGGCTAGCAACAAGCTCTTGCTGCAACTTAAAGTACTGGTCATGCCCAAGCAAGATAAGCTTTGGCTCACCACCGTTCTCCCTAACCTTCTGAATAGCCGTGTCTATCAAGGAAGCTGTCAATGGAATACCCACACCATTAGACGTGGTCGCTACACTTGCAGCGGCATTCCATGCAGCCCTCGTCCTCGCACCTAAGTCATAAACACTAGGCTTGGAGACGTTGCCCCCAATAAACATACTGTCGTCAGCTACTATGTCGTCAATCGAAGTGAAGCCAGCCCTGCTAGTAATGTAAACCCCGTCTTCTGCAAGGGTGTTCGAAAACGCCCCTACATCAGCCGTTAAGGTTATAACACCAGTACTAGTGTCAGGGGGTGTTACTCCACTAATTATTGCGGAACCAAGGTCAAAACTCCCGTCATTATTTCTACCAATCTTGTCGCCAATCTTAAAGTGCTTTGCAAGCTCAGCCGCTACCGTAAAATTGTTAGCGTCATTCGTACCCGCAATAATTGGGGCACCCGTACCTGCAAGCAACTCCTCATTAATTTCTTTCACATGGTCAAGCTGTGCATTCTCATTCTCTAATGCCAGTACATCCCCGACACCGCCTTCCAACTGCGAGGTGAAGACGGACTTCACCGACGCACCGAAGTCGGTAGCAACGATACGAGGCAAGCTCGATATCGTCTGAATATCAGAAATGTCAATGTCTGGCAGCGCACCAGTTTCAGTTACAGGTCGGGAACGATTGTTCCCCCTGTCTGTCCGAACACGCCAACCAGCAGTATTGCCCCATACAACACGGGGTACTGCATTAAAGAAACGAGTCTGGTTATTTAAAGCTTGCCACACTTTGCGACCATAAGTCGCTGTAAAAATCCCAGTTCCGGTATCAACGTTGTGAACGTTGGCGGGGGTAAAACCAAGACCTGTCTTCATCAAATAATCTGGGCCAAAGACAGACTGATATAATCCCCTCTGAGACTGGGCTAAATATTCTGCTAGTGATGGATTAGCCATTTCTCGTTCCTCCTTTATTAATCTTTAAAAAATTATCGACCAATTAGTTCCTTCGGAATACCATCAGTATTGCCATGTTCGATGGCAAACTGCATATCTCGTAACTGCTTATATGAAAGCTGCGTTAATTGGTCTGCTACTTCCTCGGCATTCTGTGCCTTCTTTAACGGCATAGTCCCGTCAACACCCAATGGAATCATCTGGGGAGACTGTAAACTGTTCTCCTCACGCCATCCCATCTTGCGTAAACGGCCCTCAGCCTCAACCTGAATAGACTTCTGCATATTGGCCTCGTAGCTAGCAAGCTGCTTCTGCATCTTATCAAGCTGTTTCGCCATAGCCTTCGCAGGGTCTTTCTCTTCCTCCTCTTCGGCCTCTCCATCCTTGTCGAGATCCTCCTCTTCGTCCTCGTCCGTTGCTTCCTTGTCTAAGTCTGGGTCGTCGTCATCGACGGCATCCTCTGCCTTATACTTCATACCTTTCTTCTGGCTTTTCTCTTCAGGAACTGCTTCCTCATCAGGATACTCCTCAGCCTCTCCCTTGGAGAACGCCTTAAGCATAGCCTGAATAGTAGCCTGTTGCTCCTCAATCTTAGTAGTCGGATTTACGGGCTTTTCCGCAGCGGAATCACCGCCCTTTGCGGCCCCAGCCTTAGCAGCAGGTCGAGTCTTCTCACCGTCAACATCCATGCCCTGATCAGTGTCCTGACCCTTAAGGATACCAGCAACCTCTAGAGCGATATCTTTAATAAGACCAGTTCGATCATCGGCATCCTGTTCCTCTTGCTGCTTGGCAAGAACCTGTTCCTCTTCCCTAGATAGTTTCCCATCCATCTTCTGAAGAACTTCTGCAACAGCAGAAAGAGCAAGACTATTGCCCTCTAGCTGCTTCTCGATCCTTTCCAATGTGTCATCTGCCATTTTAACAACCTCCTGTATAAATTTATTTTAACAGAAAGGTTGGTCTAAGCCACTTCCGACCTCTCTATATATAGATAACAAAATTATAACCACTTCAGGGTTATACGTTCTATTATACTACGTTTCTTATAAAATTCTAAAATAAAACGACTTTATATTATAATACGATTAAACTATCTCTACGGTACTCCGGAAGTTACTAATCTAATCATCTCATTTCTAAAGTCATACAATGGAATTTGAGCTAACTTTTTAATCTTTTCGCATTGATTGCCTTCAGGCATAGATGCTTCTAGTAAATCTAAAATCTTCCCAACCATACGAGAATGTCTAGAAATAATATATTCATGTTCTACTGTAATA